GCAAGCGATGCCTGGGCCCATGCCGTTTACGGACCGTACTGTGGTTCACAAGCAAGGTGTGTAGAGGGTGTGGTTTTTGCTGGGTTGTGACTTTGCTCCACAGCGATTCTCGGGGTGATGTCGTCCATGCGGGAGTTGACGAAGGTGGCGAGCCTGCTGTCTCCGTACACCCTGATGCGCGCGGAGCCGCTGGCGGGTGGCAATCTTACCCACTGCTTTGCGAGCATGGACCTTGGGCTCCAGGGGTACCCAGGGGTGGTGCCACATCCTGTGGCGCTGGCCTCTGCGGTGCTGTACTACTACGAGTATCGCAAGCGCATCACCCATTCAATGTGGGGTGTGACTTTCCAGCACCCCATCAAGTACTCCACCATCTCCGAGTTGCTGCGCATGGCCATGCTGGCTTTGGTGGGCATCAATATCTCGGTGGCGTACAACTGGGCGACGGACCCGAGCAAGGATTCGAAGACCCAGGAGGCCATCTTTGGCGTCATGCGGCGACAGTCGTGGGTGGACAGCGCGACGTACCAGCAGACCCTTGCTGCGGTGCGCATGGTCCTGTCGCACTGGACGGCGGCTATTGGGTTCATGGCGCGCTGGGCTGAGACGGCGGAGCCTGGCACGGACGCTGCCTTTCGCCAGATGTGGCGCAAGCTGGCACCCTCGGTGCTTGGGATGGGGCGGGATAAGGTGCAGGTGTGCCACTTTGTGCCGGAGCGCTTTGCGGATGTGGTGCTGGCGGGGATGCTGCCCTTGGCGATTGACGTACGCCGCCTCACCATTGATCTCAAGCTGATGGCTAGCCTTGAGGCCCCAGCCTCGCGGGACATGTCCGGCTATCGCTGTGTGGGGTTTGGGCGGCACTTTCTGGCTCCACTCCAGGCGATGGCGCGCAAGGACTACAACAGCGGTGTGACGGACGAGGACCTTGTCAAGACACCGCACCATGTCATCTTTCGCTTTGCGCAGTCGGGAGCGATCAACGCTACTGACTTTGCGCGCATCTCAGCCCTGGTCAACGAGCGGGTGCGCGTACGCAACGAAGAGATTGAGGCGGCTCGTGCGGCAGGCGCTTCGTGGAACGCGCTTGTGAGCGCAGCCAACTCTCTTCAGAGCGAGGTTGAGACGATCGAGGTCCAGTCGGATGCCGACTCGGGAGATATCGAGGAGGTGACGACGGTGGTGTCGCCACCCGCACCGTGGGCGGTGGTGGACTTGTCCGCGCACATGCTGGCCAATGGGGGGGCGTTTAGCTTTGTGTCACAGTAGTGGAGAAGAGTGATTTAAGTGTTCTTATTTTCCGCGTTTGCTCATTGTCATTGAAGAGATGGAAGAAGACGAGGTGGTGTCAGCCCCCACAGACTGGATGTGTAGCACGCAAGACGCAGAGGCATGGGCAGCGAATTTGCTTGTGGAGAGCCTTGCGGAGACGGTGCAGTTGGAGCAGGACGTGCAACCTTGTGCTGTGGCTGCGGCGCCTACTGCGGCAACGACCCCTGAACTCTTTCACGTGCTGCGCTACAACGGACGTGATTGGGACCAGGCCAAGATCGACTTGGCGGAGATTCTCAAGGCTGGAGGGGGTGGTGTTGGTCACTGCTTTTGCCGCGATGAGGAGTTGACACCTGCCAACGTGGAGAAGCTGTGGGAGCGTGGCTACAGCGTGATTGAGGGTAGCGGGTTCAACTTCCAAGGGACGTACTACGGGGTCGGCGGGGGTCGTAACGTCCATATTACCATCTCCTATGTTGTGGACGGATCGAGCACCATGGGAGAGTGATATCATACGTATGATATCATTGGGATGATATCACCGATAACCGAGTAAACTCGAGTTTTGCTCCGTTGGAAAGTCTCATTTTACGACCATGTCGGACGAAGAGGGGAGCTTGCCCGATTTGCCTCAAGATGTCGAGGACGCCATTGATGGAGCCATTGTAGATATCGCATTGGCTGAGGATGAGGAGCGTGTGGCCCGGCAGCTTGAGCAGCGGGACACACGGATGGGGGAGATGGCTGCTGCAGGCGGTGCACTGGGGGACTTTGCCACATCGGCCTACTTCGCTGCGCAAGGGGTGCCAGTGGGTGTTGATTGGCTGGAGCGGCGTCCAGCGCCCATCACTGGAGCGTTGGGCCAAGGGATGCACACGGTAGAGGCGCGAGAGGAGTACATGATGCAGCTCCGAGTGCATGGGTGGAACCTTACGGCGCCGGATGGGGACCACTTTATGCTAGATGGGCTGGTGGTGCAGCACGCCCTTCAGGCAGCAGCAGAGCACGCTGCGGTGGCTACAGAGTCGACGGATGCGGTGGAGGAGGGGCCTTTCTTTGTGGTCCGTCTGCACCCCACAGCTACCCACCCATTGTACGGGAACACGGTGGATGAGTTTGTGGTCATTGTCGAGGATGCCTTTCCATACTCGTACGCGGACGATGTGATTCATGGGCGGGTGCGCCAGTCGCTGTACTCGCAGGGTGTTTTTGCCATGAGCTGGCTGTTGTCTCGCGGGGCGCGCGACGAGGGGCTGCGACGGATCTTGGAGTGGTGGCATGACCAGATGGAGAATGCCACTGCTCCACCTGGCGAGGTGTTTATTGCGCTCGAGGCCACTCTCAACATGGCACTGACGGGGTTGGCGGGGCACCACTCGATCTTTACGCGTAAGGCCGAGGTGTCGAGCGTGGAGCGTATGGGTCGGCCAGCGTCCACAACGGAGCACGCGTTTGTAACTGCACGGACGCATCTCACAGAGTTGTGGGTGCGCATGCTTACCGTGTTGCTGGCTGCCTCGTCGGAGAAGGACTTTGGCAAGTCGGGTTACCGCGTCATGAGCGTACAGAACCTGGTGATTCGGCTAATGCCTGTGCCGCAGATTGCCGTGGGGCGCTGGATACAGTTGCCTGCTGCCATTGAGAAGAAGCGCTGCTGTGTGAACATTACCAACTATGACGACGATCTGTGCTCACGGTACGCCTTTACCCTTGGCGTGTTGCTGGCGCGGGACCCGCACATGGACATTCAGCGCAAGCATCACGAGGTTCGGTTCTACCAGGACAAGTGGAAAGAGTTCAATTGGAAGGGCATTCAAGCTCCGATGGAGATTCGCGAGTGGGACAAGTTTGAGCGGCAGAACCCAGGATACTCGGTGTTTGTGTACGAGGCTACACTGAGCGAGGACCAGTCGCGGGTGACGGGGGTGACGGTGCTGCATCTACCCACCAAGCGTACGCCTGGCAACATCCCCATCTACCTGCTGTACCTTGAGAAGGAGCTGGAGACGGGTGAGCACCGGCAGCACTACGTGACTATCCATTCCCTGTCACGTCTCCTGAATAGCTGCCGCAAGCAGGGGTTGGTGTGTCCCTACTGTGGGTGCCACGTGTACGAGATTGCAAAGTACGACTCTCACGTCATGCAGTGCTCCACGATTACCAACACACTGTGCGACATGGTGGAGCCTGGGTCCGTGCAGGAGTTTAACCGTTTTGAGGCGCAGTTTTATCAGGACGTGTTCTTTGTGGCCGACTTTGAGACTCGTATGGAGGTGGACCCGACTGACCCCAATGTCAAGCTGCACAAGCCTCTGTCGTTTGCGCTCCATGTGTACAACCGTCTCGAGGGCAAGGACACGCGCAACAAGCTAGAGTGCGACTCTGTTCTTTTCTCGCACCCGGATCCCCAGGTGGTGGTGCAGACTCTGCTGGACAATCTCAAGGCGTGCTCAGATGCGGCCCGTCGTTTCCTGGCACCGTGTGCGGAGAACATGCACCCCGCTTTTGTGACTGCGGCGGGGTGGACACAGCCGTGTACGGAGCCTTACACGACACCCTGTCTGGCTTGCGGCGCGATGGTGGGGGATATGCCGTCGGTTGCCATGAAGTCTGTCATCATGCAAGAAGAGGCCAAGCGGCTGAAGCAGCAGGCCTTTAAGCGTCGCAAGCAGCGTGAGAGACGAGCAGCGGAGGTGGAGGACGAGGCGATGGAGGGGGAGGATGAGGATGACGGGGAGAGCTCAGAGCCAGAGCACAGTAGCAGCAGTGATGATGAGGGTGGTAGCGCACCAGTGGTAGAGTCTCATGTGACTTCGGCAACAACGGGCGGATTCGGGGCTTGGGTCAACTACTTGACTGGAGAAATGGAGGGGTATGTGCACCATGCTTGCAGCCCGGTACTGCGAGAGAAGCAGCGCCGCAGTGCAGCGCGTCCAGTTCAGTGCTACTTTCACAACGGGACGGGGTATGATGTGAAGCTCATTCTGCAGTACTTGGGAGACTGCGAGGTGGAGGGCGTGGAGACGGCGTTTTGCATTGCGCAGTCGAGCGAGCGGTTCAAGCGCATCGACATTTGCGGCGTGAGCATTGTCGACTCGATGGGGCACCTTGCGTCGGGCCTAGAGTCGTTGGTGGCGCAGGTGACCAACAAGGGTCGCAACCCAGAGCGCTGTGAGACGATCATGGCTGGCGTGGACCGTGAGCTGCGGCGGATCGGTCTGTCTGACCAAAGCGGAGAACTGAAGCGGATGCTCACGCGCAAGGGTGTGTTCCCCTATGCGTATCTAGACAGCTGGGAGAAGATGAACGACACACGCTTGCCGCCACGCGAGGCCTTTAAGAGTGATCTGACGGGGCGTGACATAAGCGAGGAGGACTATGCGTTTGCACAGACGGTCTGGAATGCCTTTGGGTGTGAGACGCTCAAAGATTACCATGACTGGTACCTGCGCGTCGACGTGTGGGGGTTGACGGATGTGCTGAAGCGGTACGGCGAGTTTGGCATGAAGCATTACGGGCTGGACTTTACGCGTTATGCATCTGCGCCGGCTGCAGCCTATGATGCGATGCTGAAGATGACCAAGTCACGCATCGAGCTGATCAGCGACATGGAGACGCATCTTGCGTTTGAGCAGGCTATTCGTGGAGGTGTGTCCATGGCGTGCATCCCCAACGCGGTGGCGGAGAACAAGTACACTCGGATGGAGGCAGAGGGTGCGACCGAGCCTGGAGAGGAGAAGGAGGGGGACACGTTTATTGCAACGATCGATGCCAACAACCTGTATGGCGGCAAGATGAGCATGCCTCTACCCACGGGTAACTTTTGCTGGCTTTTGCCTGCTGAAGTTGCAGCGTTTGATTGCCAAGCAAGACTGAGCGAGGTGCCGGGGCCCAAAGGGTTCTTGCTGGACGTGGACCTTGCCATACCCGACGAGCTTCACGACTACTTCAATGATTTGCCTCCAGCACCGGAGCGGATCAAGCCAACGGTGGACGTACTGTCAGACTGGCAAGCTCGGGAGCTGGCTCAGTCATCTCGGGTGCGGACGTGCAAGCTAATTCCTCATCTGGGGGTGCGCAAGAACTACATGGTCAACGGGTGCACGCTGGCCACCTACGTACGGCTCGGGGTGGTTGTGACAAAGGTCAATCGCGTGCTGAGCTTTGACCAGAGCGCCTTTATGCGACCCTTTGTACACAAGAATACGATGTTGCGAAAGGAGGGGTCTCGCCAGAACGATACGCTGCTGGTGGCCTTGGCCAAGCTGATGACCAACTCGGTGTTTGGCAAGACGATGATGGACGTGCGACGCTTTGGGGTGTTCAAGCTTGCGCGCACACAGATGGATGCAAAGCAGAAGGATCTACTGCGGCGCAAGATCGCTAGCAACAAGGTCAAGCGCGTTGAGTGCATGGGGTCGTTGATGGTGACGGAGATGAACAAGAAGCGCGTGGTGTTGAACCAGCCCGTGTACCTTGGGGCGACGATTCTGGACTATGCGAAGCAGGACCTTTACCACATGTGGTACGACAACTTGCGGGCTCACTTTGACTGCCGGCTTGTCTACACTGATACAGACAGCCTCATCTTCTTGATGAAGACGGGGGACGTGTACCGGGACTGTGCTGTGATGGAGATACGAAAGAACGGTGGACCCATCACCGAGCCTGGGCAGGGGATCTTTGACTGGTCCTCGCTGGACAAGAACAAGCACCCCGACTACTACTCTACCATCAACGACAAGGAGCTGGGCATGTACAAGTGGGACGACGGCAGCGACATTATCAGTGAGATTGTTGCCTTGCGCAGCAAGATGTACATGAAGCGCAAAGTGGGTGGCGAGTGCAAGAAGGTGGCCAAGGGGGTCATGCGGCAATGCCATGAGATGCTAAACTTCAAGGAGTGTCTTGACACGAGCAAGGTTCGCGACGTGAGCTTTGCAACGATTGCCGGTCGGAAGTTTATTGTGGGCACTCGCACCATGACAAAGGCGGGGCTAGCAGGTCCAGAAACAAATGACAAGATGTTTATTACACGCGGTGCGGGGGGTGCATGGGAGGCATGGGCGCTGGGGCACTGGCGCACTCGGGCGTCGGTGGAGGAGGCAGAGGCGCTGCTGCTGTCACTGGGAGAGGAGTGATGCGCCGACGTGGGCCTGTGGTGTGGGGTATATATGAGCATGGTTATGATTAAAAAAGAACATACCGATGAGTCTAGTCGCTGGGCCCACCGGACGATGCAGCGCGCGCTCCATCAGTTGCTGCGGCATGGGCGGTGGGGGAGAGGGCGCGTAGGAGGTCGTCATGCGTTCCAGCGATTTCCAGACGCGCTGTGAGAACGCGTAGTCGCTCTCGCGCTTCCTGGAGCTCTCGCGCTTCCTGGAGCTCGAGTCTTTGATCTCTGAAGCGTCGCTCGAGCGCGGCCAGGCGCGCTTCGTAACGGCCGTCGAGTTGGTGTAGCTCTTCTTCGACATCCCCTAGCTTGGAACGAAGCTCGGCGATGTGGTCCTGCGTGCAGCGGTTGGTCTCAAAGAGAATGTTGGTTCGGTTCTCGTTCAAGAGGGTGGCAGTGTTGACAGTCTCAACGCGTTCCTCAAGAGCCTTGGCTCGCCCTCGGTAGATGGTGAGCTCACTACGGTAGTTCTTAAGGTCTACTTGTACAAGGTCGATGCGTGCTTGGTTGAAACGGGGTAGTGCTGCTTCTTCTTCTTTCTGTGTGAGGGATTTGGCCATGAGAAAAAATGAGCTCAATGGACTCGAGTCAGTCTTTTAATACAGGGGTATGACATCATACGTGACATCATACATGACATCATTCAAAAAGGTCTGCTAGCTAGATCTCTGCACTGCGGGCCTTCTCCCCGGTGAGTCGAAGCACCAGCTTCAAAGTGCGCGCGATGACAGAGGTGCACGAAGTAACTTGCATCGATAGCTGGGTATACGAGGCGAACAACTTCTCGTGGAGTTGTTCCAAGCGACCGAGGTAGCTGTCCTGGCGCATCATCAACTGAAGGAGCTCTTCAAAAAGAATGCGCTTCCTTGCGAGTTCTATCTCTAAAGCGGCGATGCGTTGTTCGAGGTTGTCCATTGAGAGGGGTAAAAAATGACCAGCCGTTACGGCTAGGTGCCCAATAAGGTGGGGGCAAGCAGGATGATATCATCGGCTCGCAACCCTGTTGACTGTCTGGTGAGGCGAGCATTTTTCTTTCTCTCTCAACACTGAACAAATGGACGAGGCGACGGTGGAAATGGATGCAACAGCTACGGACTTGGCGCTGGGGGGCATGGAGACTATGCTCCTTGAACTTTTGCGACGGGTGCCTGCCAAGCGGAAAATTGCTACCCGGTGCCAGGAGACCCAATGCAATCTCAGCGAGTGGGAGACCGTCGAGGAGATTACGTTCCCAGAGCCGCCAGCAGAGCTCGTCAGGGCAGCCGAGGCGCCATCACCTGGCAACAAAGAGGGCGACGAGGACGACGAGGGCACTTTCTCCAAGCGAGCGCGTCTACGACGTCTACAGCGCGTTACCGCGCACTACGACGGACCGCCCCTCTACATCAATCGACCTTTGCTCGAAGAGGAGGACATGAAAATGGCTGCCGAGAAAGCGGACCTTGGCGAGGGCACGCAGGACTTTGTCATGAACTGCTTACGGGAGCTCTACTCGTACAAGCGGCCCGTAAAGGGCAATACGGATGGGGGAGTTGGAAAGCCCATGTCTCGGGTTCGTCGCATCCGCCACCAACTCATGCTGGTCAAGGCCATCATCTTCCTCAACCGTCCGCCGGCTCACAAGAACACGCGATGGCCTACAGATCGCCCCATCTTTCGCAAGGCAATTGATCTGGGTAGCTTCATCAGCGCCCAAAAGAATCTCATCCTCGACTACTACACGTTTGCGGGGACCTACAAGGGCAATCAAAAGCTGTTTGAGAAGAAGGCAGATAGCCAGCCTCCGCGTGTGCTCGACGCGACGGACAACAGCAAGCCACGCAGTCGAAAGAACGTTGTTTTGTCATGGACGCCCGTATTCAAATTTGATGAATAAAATGGGTTGTATTGTTTTGAAGAGTGCCTGCCACTTAGTGTCCTGACCCAGTCATTTTATCCCCACTCACCCTTTCGCCACGTAGTCATGTCGGCGGGGGCTTTGGAGACGGAGATTGCCATTGTGCCCGTGCTCAATGTGCTGGGCAATACCGAGGCGGTCCAGGTCGTGGTCAAGGGGCCTGAGTCAACGGCCCCGCAGCAGTACCGCGCCGACACGTTTTCGAACACGATGATTCTGTTTCAGAACATTGTGCCCACGTCGTCGCGTGTCGTGATGGATCGCCAGTTGCTGCTGCGGTACAAGGTGCAAGTGGGGTTCTCCGTCAGCGGGCCAGCGGCATACATGGAGAGCGGCGGGCCAACCATCATTGACCCACTAAGCGAAGCGGCAACGCGAACCGCTGGGGCCTTGTACCCTACCGACTCGTATGGCCAGACCGTGTTCCGGCTTCGGTCACTCCCCCTGCAGTCGTGTAGCACCAACATCACACTCACAATCAATGGCTCATCTACGAGCATTGCAAGCAGTGAGCTGGCTGAATTGTGGCCCTATGTGACAGACGAGTCTGGCACGGAAAAGTACCTGAGCTCAGTGCCATTTTACAAGTCGGCAGCCATCACAGGGTGGAATGGGAACAACAAGACCCGCGGGAAGCTATCATCGGTGTGTCCGTTGCGTGATCCAAGCATGGACTGGATGGCGCGCGTGGTATCCGTCAAGGTCATCGGCGACACTGGTACCGTGACGGGCGCAGCACGACCTCAAACTGCAGCCGTCCCCGCGCCAGCCAACCCAGCTCTCTTTCAGCCTGGTGCAATCTCGGCAGCGCGCTCGATCGTGTACGAGTACACCATTGAAGAGCCACTGATCATCCCCCCCATGGCCTTTGGAGATGTGTTTGACACGGCGGGGCTCACGCAAGTCATGAACCTGACGGTTCAAATCACACTTGGGAATCTCCAACGGATGTTTGTACTCGATCCAAACTTTCTGAATCCTGTCACTGACAGTGACCCAGTGAACGCGAATGTGTCGGTTGCCCCAATCGCGACAGGTATCCCGACTCAGGCTTCGGCACGTTCGAGTAGCCTACTGTACTACAACGTGTCAATGGCCGGGGTTTCGTCGGCGGGGGTTCAATGCCCAGTGATCGGAGCCATTGGAGAGACCGTGAATCCGCAAAATGCTGCTGCGGGCGTAACCGCGGTTGCCGGTTTGGCTGCTACGCCTGCCGTCCAGGTATCGTCAGATGCCCCCTGCCTTGTCATCAAGTACAGCAGGGCAGACGCAGTGACTCAGAACTCGTTCCCACCGTCGGTGATCTATGACAGCCCGCAATTCACGCAGTACCAAACCCCGCTTAAGTACACTAGCGTCAATGCCTGGAGCGTTACTGTTCCTACGATTCGCGTGGGAACGGTCCCACAGTTGATTTACCTGTATGTTCGTGCAAACGTTCAGCGTCGCTCGCAAGTCTGGTCTGCGGCTGCCACACCTCTCTTTGGGGCGCAGCTGAACGACGCTTTTCTCGGGATCAATAAGGTCACCATTCAGCAGCAGAGCACCGTCGGTCTACTTTCTACCTTCTCCGTGGAGGATCTGTACCGCATGTCGGTGAAGAACGGGTACAAGGGGAGCATGTACCAATGGCGCTACGTAACTGGGGGCCCCGTTATCATCAACATCACAGAAGATCTCTGTCTGGGCATCCGTGATGCCCCTGGCCAGAACACTTTCACCTCGCTCGACATCCAAGCCTATGGAGACAACGCAGTGCTTGTTGCAGCCTGTCGTGAGAACCGTATCTGGCCCCCCGTCATTCCTGAAAACAACCTCAACCTCCAGGAGATGTGCCCCGAGACCGATTACAGCGTCTATGTGACACTGGTGACGCCTGGCAAGTGTGTGGTTGGCACATCCTCTGCCAATTGGATGACCGAGGGGCCCAGCAAGGAGACTGTCTTTGCGCTTTTGGCATCGGATGGCACCAAGATGCAGACCACTGATGTCGAAAACTCGCAAGACTCGGGGACTCAAGGTGTCGGTGGAGGGTTTCTCAGCAAGATGTTCCACCATGTGCGTAAACATGCGCTCAAGGGGCTATCGCACGTGGCTGAGGCGGTCCGGCGCAATCCGCAGATCATTGCCCATGCCGTGGGGCATATTGCCAACATGGCGGGGGCTCGCCGCAGTGCAGAGGCTGAGGAGGAGCAGGCTGGCGCTCCAGAGGGTGGGGGCATGGTGGCTGGCGGCTTCCGGCACAAACGTGCTCGGGGCTGATGTTGTTGAGGAGTGGCTTTTTGTCACATTTGTATTCAGGATTCTCAATAAAAAGTGGGTTTGTCGACTTTGGGGTGTGTCAGACTTGAACACACTCGAGGTGACAAACAGGCATTTTCCTTTACCTGTTCAACCATGGCCGAAGCCACTACATCCACGACGCCGCCGGAGGACGCGAGTGCCAAGACGAAGTACCGCCAGTTTGTTCAGAACTACATGAAGACACAGTTCCCACCCAAGAAGGAGGGTGAAAAGCTCGAGCCCGAGACCCGGGAGCGCATGTCCATGGCAGCTGCTGCGTGGCGCAAGCTTCATCCTGAGATTGTGCCTCGAGTTCGCAAGCCCAAGGTCAAGGCCACCTCCCCTCCTCCGGCAAAAAAGGCGGACCATCCACCTAGCGGGGGCGAGGATGGCGAGGCTGATGTGACTAAGGTGGTTCTCCCAAAGGGTCGAGTTTCCTCCCTCAAGGATCTCTCGGGCTTCCTGGCCACGGAGGGGGAGCCCAAGCGCCATCGCCAGATCAAACTCGCTCTTCGCTGCACCAAGAAGAACTCTCGCGCCCTTCGCCAGTCCTGCAAAGCGTTCAAGCAGGGTGTGGTTGGAGGGAAGGTGCTGTCGCTGGAAGAGGCCTTTCTCGCGGGGGCCAACGCGCTCATTGGGGTGGCGCAGAGCTGAGAGAGAAGAGCGGATGGGGTTATTTGTGTGGCCCCTCTCGGGTCCTATTTGTGAATTTTGCATCCCACTCCCCTTCATTTTCCTCTACACCTTTCTGGTTGGAACAACCTCGTAATGTCTCGCCGCAAGCACCACTACTCCCGCAAGCACATGCACGGCGGGGGCGTCCACAAGCGTCGTCATCACAAGCGCCACTAGAGATGGCTGCCAACACACCTGACGCTCATGAGCGCCAAGCCCATCCTCCTCCTCCCCCGAGACCTCCACCACGCTGGACTCTTCTTAGACTCCTTATTCGTCTCTTTGCCGGGCTTGCCACCCTTGGAATACTTATGTGTCGTGTTTTTTGACTCTGCCTCCAACTCTCTCACTCCTTCTTGCTTATTGAACTATCGGAGAAAAAAACATCACGCATTTTCCAAGTCTAAACATGCCGAGCGAAACCCAGCTCATTGACGCGGTGCGGCAGCATGTAGCCACACGCCAGCCAGTCCCTCCCAAGTTTACGGCGCATGCACGAGCTTTGGCCAGGGCGAGCCCTGCATTGGAACGCCACCACTTTCGCCGTGCTGTCCGTCTTACGGGTGGTGGGTTTATGGACTGGGCTAAATCGGTCTGGTCCAAGGTCACCGGGAGCAAGCCAGTCACTGCCGCAAAGGGTGCCGCGCAGGCTTTTGCCAACGGTGTTACAAGCCGCGTAGGGGCACTCTTGCCGGGGGGTGGGCAGCGCTTGGACTACCCTCCTCCCTTTCGAGATTTGCTTGCCAAGATCGGCTCGAAGCTGGTGGGGCAAGTGAGCGTGGCTCGAACACCCATGGCTGGGGGGGTCCAAAAGGCTCTGAATGTGATCACCGTTGGAAAGTGGGAGGCAGGCAAGTCGGAGATCCCCTATGACGACGTTTACCACCTGCTGATGATCCTCACCATTGACGGTGTTCAATATGCGCTGGACAAGAAAGCCGTTTTGGAACTCGAGCCCTTTAACAATGCTATGAAGACAGTGACGGGGTTTTCAGAGCTCAGCGTGCCTGTCCTGAAGACCGTGCCACTGTCCGATTTTCTGGCTAATGGGGTCCATGAAATGGGCATGTCCAACTATTTCACCTACGACCCCTTCACCAACAACTGCCAATACTACATCAATGGTGTGATGAATGGGAACACCAAGGCAGGGGTGGTAACGTACACGCCCGAGGCCCAGCAGTTTGTGATGCAAAACGTGCAACAACTCACCAGCAAGCTCAGCTCGGGGGTTCAGGGGCTGATGAAGGGGGTTACCAACTTTGCGCACCGTGCCAACATCCTCATGTACGGAAAGGGCTTCTCTCCAAAGGATACGCTTCATCTACACCACTACGCCAACGACCCCAGCGATGACCGTACCGACAAATTGTCCGAGGGAGGCGCCAAACTTCTCCACCACATGATCAAGCACATGCATCGCATCTCCCAAAAGATGATCCAGCCCATGGACTACCTCACCTCGGCGGAGACGACTGCGGACCTGAAGAAGCGCATCAAGGAGGTTGATGCTGCGGGAGGCATCCCCAATGAGAGTGGCCAGACCTACACCGTCAGTGAGCTCTTGCGTGGGCTGTTTCAGCACCCCGACTCACCCAAGGGCGAACTTGATTTTGCCGACTACAAAGGCATGCTTGATGACCAGCATGCGCAGGGGGTCTCCAGCAACATTCCTATTGTAGCACACATCGTGTCGGGTCCGAAGGATAAGGGGGAGTATGGCATGTTGACTCAACCGCAAAAGGACATGCTCTACACCATGCACACGGTCGCCGACGCTACCAATGGAAAAGAGGACAAGGGCAAGCGTACCGTCTCCAGCATGATCTCCCCATTCAAGCAACCCCTCAAACTCGACTTTGAGTGGGCTCATGGTGTTGCCCCTCCTACGATGGTTGTCCAGCCGGACACGAGCAAGATCTCTCCGTCGGGGCGATACGTCCACCTTGAAAAGTACCTCAAGGATGAAGGCATCGGCCGAGACTTTTTGTTCCGGGGGGCTCATGCGATCAAGAGCGGGCTTACCCTGCATGAGGCCAGCGGGAAGGACTTGACTACAGAGCCTCGAGGCGGAGGTCTCAACGACGCCGTGATGTCGGGGGGTGGGTTCTGGGACACCATTAGCGATGGCCTCTCGAGCGCCTGGAACGGCGTCAAGAGTGTTGCCAGCGACGTATGGGATGGTGTCAAGAGCGTGGCGAGCAATGTATGGGATGGCGCAAAAGAGGTGGCTCATGAGGCTGCCCCCGTTCTCATGCATACTGTCCAAGGCTTGATGGGTGAGGGAGGTGAAGGTGGCGAGGATGGCGAGGGAGGAGGTCCCAATCTTCTGCCACTATTGGAGATGGGTGCATTTCTTCTGTAGTTTTTTGAATTTCGCTCAAGGGAGTAAAAAGAAAAAAAGGTGAGACATCCCTAATATTCGAACCGTGGGTCTGCGGCCTGACCGAACCCACTTCTCATCAGCTGGGGGGATCTCTCAATAGTTTAATCAAGCAGGGAACACATATCTACTCGTCAATCGCACGCTTGGCACTCGTAGGCACCATCTTCGCCACTTGAGCACGATCTTCTTGGTCCTCGTTGAGAGCAATGAAGGTAAGATAGGTGACGATATCATCAGGTGACATCTTCTGGCGCGTCATCAGGCGCGTGTACTGCCCTTCATCCAGGTAGCTCAGACGTAGTCGGCAAATCACATGGCGTCCGCAGGTGTTGGTGGCCGCATTCATCTCTTGAAATCGAGTTGGGTTGTAGACGATGCGATATCCCGCGGATTGGCACGTGTCGTAGAACCCCTCTAGTAGCTTTTGCTTGACCAGAGGGAACTTGCTGTAGGTTTGCTCCGCCTGGGGGTTCAGTCCGTAGCTATCAAAGTGGTGCACTGTCTGCGAACCTTCGTCCACCCACATCCCAATCCAATGCCCAAAGTTGATGTTTTCCGTAGGGAAGAGGAGAGCAATGCGCGAGTGCGGGCTGAACCAGGACTTTGGCGTGGCCCCCTTGAGCTCAGCATAGTTTTTCACGCTTGCATGCCCTTCTAGCATCTCACCAATCTCCCCGCCGGCAAGGTCGTCTGCTTCAATCTTTTGAATGACCTTGTCCATGGCGCTTGCGCTTGAAACCCTTGGCAGGCGGCTCTTCAGCTTCTTCAGTTCCACTCGCAGTACCAGGGTCCTTGACCACGTCCTCTTCCTCAACGTCGCTCGCGTGCAGGTCCGTTGACTCGTCGGTCCTGGAGAGGCGCGAGGGGTTGACGAGCTTGATCTCGCGAGGTGTAACAATGACTTGCGGGTAGCTACGTTTGACCATCACCCAGCGGGTGGGGGAGTTGAGTACAAAGTTGACGGTTGCCTTGTCCATCCCAAACTTCTTCTGAAGAAGGTTGGTGATGCTCTGAGTAAAGCCCTTGTTGAAAAGCACGACGTTTTCACATTCAAGGATAGAGGTCTTGCTCGTATTGCCCCCCATGATCTCGTGGGCAATGGCAATGACGCTGAGGTTGTATTTCCGCCCTGTGGCCAGGCATTGGTCACGAAAGCGAAGCACCACACTGCGCATGTCCAAGGGTAGTGATTCGACATCATCAAAGACGCACAGACTATTCTCAAACTCGCTCGCGTGAGGGGGGTCGGAGATGAGCTCTTCGTCGATCTTGATGTATTGCACGTTCTCCAGTTTGTCAAAGGCTTTGTCGTGCTCGAAGAACGTCCAGATGAAGATGGTATTGTCAGGGTAGTAGTAGTTGTACGAGTGCATCAAAGTGGTTGCAGCCCAATAGGACTTACCCACCCCTGTGGGGCCAAAGATGGCCGTCTGAAAGACATCTCGCATGGGGACGGGTGCAAAGACGTCAATCTTCTCCTTGTCTTCTTCATCAGCGTCATCGTCGCCACCATGCTTCTTGCCTGAGATGGGGACATGGGCATCAGGGGTTCCACCTTCCTCCCCAGGGGGGCGTCGCTTTGACCCCTTTCGCTCCAGGGAGATGTGCGTAGCAGAGAGAAGCTCAATCGATTCTTCTGCCTTGTCGTAAAAGTGCTTGAGATAGTCAGCCTGACGCTCTGGCTTGGCGTTTTGAAGTAGCTGCGAGTTTTTGGTGCGAATGGCCTTGCGTAGAAGATCCTTGTTGTATGGGCTGATGTTGCGCATGGCTGTGTAGAACTTGACAGGAAGGAGCTTGTCTCGGTCAGGGGTGTAGTCCTTCACTTCGTCTTCGGCTTTGCGACTTTCTTCTGGATCTTCATCGTCTTCCTCGTAGTCTTCACCTTTGAGATAGACGGTTTTTTCGGGGAGATCATCGCCGAGCTTTTTGATCCAGGCAAGGCGGACGCCTGCAGACTTGCGTTCTTCGCTACCATCGTTCGCAAACACCTTGAGCATTCACAAAAGGCTGTAAAATAAAACTACTCTTGCAGCTGCAAAACTTAGACTGCCACTAAAACATAACCCGCTATAGCAAACATTATCAAAGCTGCGCTCTAACCTCTCATTTTACCGCTCGTGGGTCATGACGGACCTACAGGACTTTCGCCACCAGATCTTGCTGGGGGCGACTGGGAATAAGCGGCGAAAACGCACCTTCAACCAGAAGCAGACGACGGATGGTCTACCCTTTCAACAGTACCACCAAGTGGATGATCAAGGACGAGTACACACCTTTGAAGACAAGGAAGACTATGACAAGTTCATGGGGCGAGCTGTTCGGCAGGCGAACAAACCGGCGGGGCGCGGTGACAAGAGCGTCGAGGATGATATTAATCAGAACGTGGTGCGACACAAGCGTGGTAGCTCAGCCCCATCGGGATCCGCGGCAGCACGCACCATTGCTTTTTGGAATGCAGCGCCCAAGGGTGGAGAACCGGACGGGTTGACTCAAGCTGCTGCGGCTGCAAAGGCTGGACTCAATGCGGCGGCTGCTGCAGCTCCGGGCGACGGCGCCGCTGATGATGCGGAGGATGCTGCTGCCGTAGCTGTTGGCAAGGCAGCAAAGGATATATCACCTATCGCGGGGCTTGATCAGGTTCTACCTGAGGACTATTACGATGGTGATGAGCCAGTCACAGGCTACGAACCGTCAGAGTGGGCAACTGGATACCAGGCAGCCGTAGCTAATAATGCTCAGAGCGCGATGGAGCGCGAGGCCATATTGGCTGCTACGAAAGTGAAGGCGTACTACGCTTCGGAGGGACTCACTGGTTCGAGGCCAACTGGAACTGTGCAAACCATTGTTGAGGGGATGCGCAAAAACCTCTCCAAAGTCAACCAGCTACGTCTCGGGAGCAACCTATCCGAAGAAACGTACAATCGCATCTTTAACCCCGCCGGCCAGATGCTTCAAGACTCGATTTACTCGTCTGACAAAGCTGCTCGGTTTGACTATTCCCGCATGAAGGATGATGCGTTTTTGGAACGGCAGGGAGTTCAAGATCTTGCACGAGATATCCAGGACAGAACGGGGCTACACATACCAACCCGACCACTTCACACGATCGTGGCAACGCGAGCGAAGATGCTTGGGGAATATGCGACCACTGTGAGCCAAATGTTTGATTACCCAGAGGAGGCCAAACTGATCGCAGAGAACTACGTGAGAAACACCAAGGTGCTTATCCCCCCGGAGCTACAACAGGCGATTCTCACCTTTGCTGACATGGCGAAAGAAAGCAGCGACGTTACCGCGGCCCAGAAAGCACAGAACGTTATCCTGCTGCGTGGTGTCACAAATGCGATTGATGGCGTGCGAGAAGCGGCTACGAACTTTACCTTGCCTGAGCTGCTTGGATTGCTTCAAAGCTTTGATCGTGCTGCTGCTGAAGCATCAGACAGTGCGGGTGTGGATGAGCTCATCTTCAATGATTCGCGCGCCGCACACACCCAGAAAGGGGCGTTTGGCCAAATGTACCTGCTGGGTTCTCGCGCTGTCATCAACTCCATGGTCGAAGCTCAACTTGGAACAGCAACCTCGATGGAAGCCTTTGATGACCTATGGACCAGCAAGAAAACGTTGAAGTCGGGGATTACGGACAAACTCTTGCATGGGTTTCAACATTTCTCGCGAAATTTTGCAAGCTATGCTGGTACTGCGTTTGCCCTCGCGCTCAAGTCTGCGGAACCTCTCGTATCCATTAGCCGTCTTCTACGAACGAACGAATCCTACAAGGGGATGATGGAAGGACTATCAAGGATTGCGGACCCCACGAAAAAGGACGGCACAAGTCTGCGGAACATCTGGGATCTGGAATACTGGTCTCAATTGTATGATGGAGCTGCACAGGCGTCTTGGGAAAGCTGGAACTGGATAAGCAACCTTGTTGTCTCGAAGACCGACTTCAACCATGAGCTGGAGAACGCCAAGTTCATATCACGTACGGGTGATGTCATCCTCTCTTTTATGGGGAAAAATCGAACCTGGTACGCGCAGGCTGTCAAGGAGGTGACCGATGCTGCCGAGAGACGGCGAGCCAGTGAGTACGGGATAGTTGAAGATGCCGTACATGTGCTTGCACGAACTGGAGTGGCGGCCGTGACTGCTGCTATAACGCCTGGCTTGTTTGGTGACGTCCTTGGCCCAGCATCCGCTGCTGCGGCTGCTACGTTTGTAAAGAGTACTACGCGCGTTGTGGCATCCCAGCTTACAAAGCTCACCAAAGAGTCTGCTTCCTTGGCCTCTCGGGGATTGGGCGTACTTTACGGCGATGACATGACACGAGTTGTCGGGGAGAGCGTGCTGGTGCCCCTTGCCAAATATGCCACCCAGTTTGGAGGGCGTGTAGACGTCGACCCAGCAACTGGATTTGAGTTTGTCAAGTTTCGGGGACACGCTGCGAATCTTCTGGCCTACCTCGATACTTCTACTGGAGGGGCTATTCTCCCATCTGCTGTGGACGTCAAGACTGGACTTATCGCACGACTCCGCCCCTCGGATTCTGGGTCTTTGAAGTCTTCAGTGGAGAATGCATGCAACAATCCGCACACTGCCTTTCTAGTGGCGCCAGCTCTTGAGAACTTGAACATTCTCACTGCTGAAGCGTCTATCGGTGTAAGGGATATTTTGCCAACTGACGCGTTTGGCCCAGCGGAAGGTCGACTAAGTGTCGAGTCTCTAGCCACGTACCCGCCAGACCTGATCTTTGCCCTGTTCAAAGATATTCCAATTCCGCGCGACAAGGATGTGAAGGACCTTAACAAACTTGCTGGACTATTCATCAACTATCGCAAACAGATCCGTGAGGCAGAGTGGCAATATGAACAGATGAGTGTTCAGTATGAGTCTCTGCAAGACCAGGGTGCGCTAGTTCATGGTTATGGTAGCAAGCTGGCTGCGCTCCATTCAACGATTTCGAATCTACGCAAGGGTGCCTTTGATCTGTTGACTCCACTCAATCGGCTGGCCACCCGTATTATCGGAGACAACGGCGCTCAGCAAGGCAGCTCACGCTTTGCTTTGGACTCCAATCAGAACTATCTGTACGCGCCCGATCGTAAACTCCGAAAAAAAGGTGCCAGGGAAGGCATCAAGGTTGTCGCTCTACCCGAGGATGATCCTCAACTGCATGACCGTAGAACGATGCTTACCGCTATGGTCGACTACCCACAAACTCCTGAACACCAACAGCATGTCAATGCCATGTCCGAGTACATCAGAAATACTGCCAACCTTCGCCGAGATATCGAACCATTTATGTCGTACAACGCGATGATCCCTCTGGCGGTGCACCCTGAAGACTGGTCACGCGGCTTTCCCGAGCTCAAGGCAGATCTTATCAAAACCCTAGATGAAGATACTCGGCGGCTTGCACTTGCCAGGCGAGGTGGCAAACAAGCAACAACAGAGTACTTCAGCACACGCATCATGGACCTCAAACGGCGTATCTATGATCTACCTCACTTCAAGGCGGCAGACACCCAGAAAGAGCATGAGGAAAAGATACTCGACTTTTACAAAGTCATGATGCCCTCGCTTGTGTATGGTGACAGTCGTCTGAAGGACACAAAGGAACGGATAACTACCCATCTCGCTGGGAACAAGCACGGCCCTATTGATGTTCTGGTGGCCATGGCAAAAGATGGATATCTGGACATGAACATCCGCAAGCCTGGCCTCCCGGTTGTAGCCCCCGACCGCTACGGCGATCCAAGCAAGAGTCGCACGAAGCACTGGGACTTTGAAGAGGTTCCGCGCGGCTACTACGACGATTATTTATGAGAAGCGTGTTGTGTTGTCGCAAACACTATTTGTGTGCAAGAGGTGTGAAGCATGGTCTGTTTTTCCTTTTTTGTTCATTTTTTAGTGCCTGAGAGGGGGGTGTGAAGATGGCCGCTTCTGGTGGTCGAGGATTGAAAGGGTACACGGCCAAGAGCACCGACACCTACTACAATGTCACTGTCTACAACACCACCGAGACTGCGCAGCAAGCTAGCTCAAACATGCTGCTGACCATCCCCATGTTTGACCAGATCCGAGCAGGCAGCGTTCGCATTGCCGTATCGCGCTACCGCGTCCCTACCTCACTGGTCCCTCTCACTCACAACAACATCCCGTTTGGAAAGTGGGCACTGGCCATCAACGTGAACGGGCACATTGCCACTCAGATTGTGCCTGAAGTGGGTCAAGTCCCAGATCCAAATCCCCGATTCATTGTCGACGAAGACATCCCAGCCCTGCTTCAGATGAGTCAGACCTACAGCAATCAGCTCGTAGCCCGCACCGATACCACCCCCATCTCCATGACCGGTTCGGTCCGCTTTGCCAACGGTACCAGCCCTAACTACGTCGTCACGTTTGACCCTGCCAATGAGGGGGTGGGCATTGGTGTCTTCCAGATGAACCCCATTGGTCAGATCTCCAGTGAGCCGCTTGCCATCCTCATGCCCCCCGAGCCTTGGGTGTGGGCCGTAGCCATCAACCGAGAACAACAAATTGTCGCCATCACTTCTGCCACGACTCCTATCCCAGGCCAAACACCCGTGACCATTTGCTACTTCAACTACTCTGCCACGGACAAGGCCTGGACGCACGTAGGCCCCGACTATGTGTCCACGTACACTATCCCAGAGTCGAACAACTGCTTGGCTTTTGCAGACAGCGCGGCTTGGTTCATGTGCGGTCTCCCGTCGGTGAACACCATGGGGGTGGTCTACAACTTTGGTGGGCCTGACCCAGTCTTCACCCCCTACACGGTCCCTGTATCGGCCAACTACAAGACTCTTGGGAGCTTGTGCGTGTACACCGACAGCAAAACCGGGCTCTTCTATCCAGCCATCACCAGCTCTTATGATGGGTTCCCGCTCAGCACGCCGTCTATCCCCCAAAACGAGATGCTGGTGCTTGCACAGCTCACCCATCTCAACCCTGGCACCCCTGCAGCCTACGGGCTTGGTAACGTCATGCGCCCTTGGCCTGATAACCAGGGTCCTCCTCTCAACCCAGCTGGGTGGCCACACTCCACACCTTCTATCACCGCAAACTCGATCATCTCGACCTTTGGTGGCGTCCTTGCGTACAATATCTACTTTGAGAATGCGTACCCTGCTTCAGCTGGCAACTTTATCGACCTGGCTGATGGTCAAGTCAAGCTCGCACTCCCACCCATGATCCAGTTCTCTGCAGCCGTCTACCCAAACAGCAATCGAATGCGCTCAACTGGGTACATGGCGTTTTCCAACTCTACCGTACCCTTTGTCACTGGCACGCCCACGTTCTACGCCCCAGTACTCTTTCACGAACAAACCGACTTTAGCCAGGCGCTTTGTGAGTATGCCACTGAAAGGTACTGCTTTGTACCCTCAGCCTGGGGGTACGCGTTTTCAAGCATGCCAGAGACGGGCTACGCCAAGGCTCGCTTTCGTACGCTTATGCGTGCCCCGAACCCCCAGATTGGGACCCAGGAAGGGGCTCAGGTGTGGTACAATGGGGATACGAGTGTGGGATTTGGCGGCAACCTCAACGGCCAAGTGTTGCTTAACTTGTCCCGCAACGGGTTTGCCGACCATGAATCATACTTCAAGGCCGATGGTGTTTTCGGAATTACCAGCCCCACCGGCAACAACCTCAACTTCTTTACTGGTCCCAATACCGTGGTGAGTCTCCCTATCACCAATGACATCTTCAACCCGGCCTTCAACAGCCCAGTCATCATAAACACCCAAGACCCCTCGTCCTACAACAGCTTGTACCACCTTATCCGTCAGAACCCCGCGGATCTTGCTCAGTACACCCCCATCACCTACCCCCGCTACCCTCTCGTCATTGGGCACAATGTTGCCATGTACGCGGTGCCTAATGCCTCCACCTGGTTTGCGGGGCGTAACCCCAACTGTTGTCTCATGCTACAGCAGTGCCAGAACTTTTTCTCCACTACTCAGCAGCTGGACCAGCTCGGGAACTCACCCACCACTGCCATGTCCGACCTTGGCAGCTCTAGCATGCAAGTGGTACAAATCAACACTCGTTCGCACAGCGTCTACAAAAACGTTCTCATGGCGGGCGTGACTACGGCTGCCGTGCAACATGCTGACATGACTGAAACTGGTGTGTCGTACTACCCCATGTTTCTCCTTGCCGTCTCGGATAACGGCGCGCACATCACCTCCAACGCTCTGAATGTCGACTCTATCCTTGGGACTGGAAGCTCCACGCCTCCCTGCCCCAATCTTATGGTGCCCCTGTACGATTCTGCAGACTTTGATGGCACCCACCTGGCTGGAAGCGTTGTCCTCTCCCTCGTTCGCCAGGTGCAGGATCCTGGGTACTTGAACTACGCCCAGATCTTCTGCTACCAACCGGATGGCTCTTGGGATACTACCCCTTACCCCAATGAGCTCGCCTCGTTTGCCAACCTAACCACTGCCGTAGGAAACTACGCTTGGCGCGAGGCTGTTGCCGCTTCGGTCCAAAACCCTATTACGCTCCAGATTGAACGCATCGTTTTCCTTGTGTATGATGATTTCGATACCGTCAACCCCAACCCCAACCCCCGCCAAATCCGAATCATCTCGATGGATTCAATGTGCTACACACTCAACTACTTTGGGGACGTTGATATGTCCGCTGTACCCTACACAGATGCTTCTCGCCACATCATCGGCATCAACGTCATTGAACTGGATGACCACGTCGAGGGGTACTGCGTGCGTCTCATGATTACCTTTGGCGGCGCATTTGGACACTATGAGTATGCCACTACCATTGATCTCAGTTCCGTCGCCGCCACGACGGGTGACTACTATTCCGTCTCCCCCATCACCGCCTGGGATACTGTGCAAGCGTTCTCATCTTTCCACACCTGGTACAGCCCATTCCTGACCTCGTATCTTCTCAGTAAGCAGCCCGATGGCGGAGCTGTGAACTTTAGCGATCTCGACCCTAGTGTCTCTACACTCGCAACCATCGTGCCAACACACGACACTTCGGGTTTCAACTTTGTTTTCAACACCAGCGATGTGGAGAACCACCCGTCGGGACTGTACGTTCGGTCACTCAATCGATTTGCGGCCTCGACTGGGTCTGACAACGCACTCTTCACCATCCTTGATCAGTCTACGGGGGGGACTGTTGGTGGGCTCTGTACCAACTATGGAGCAACGTTGTACCCCCCTCCTCTTGGCAATGGGTTCAACGTCGACATGTTCTCCCTCAACGAGGGTGTCTGGACGCTGCAATCCACCAACTCCTCTTTTTCCAGTGCTGATTTTGGCGTGACCGACTACATGCAGTACTTCCCCTCCTCGGACCCCGACGTGGGCGACATTTACTTTATCGGAGATGACCACCAGTCTGTGTACAGTATCGTGGCAATGCGCGAGGTAGCTCCATCCCAACCCTACTACAAGCAATTCACATGGACAAAGGGTCACTTCAGCGCCATGACCACGGGGCCGTCCTCCTTTCTACCAGGTGGAAAAGCCGACATCTTTCACTACCAAACCTACTGCAATCAGGTCAATGCCGCCTTTACTTCTGCCGTGACCTCGCTCGGCCCTGCAGTCTGGAACCCGGCTACGCGTATGGTTCCCACCTTGCAGTTTGATGGTGTGTCTCAAAAGTTTCGTATAGCCTTGGACGGGTCGCTCTCTGAACTCCTTGGAGCCCCTCAGAGCAACAATAACACGTCCATCTTTTTCAACGGCCCGCTCCAATCCATCTTTGGGTTCCCTACCACTGGCGCGTTTTACCAGTCCCCCTTTGACGTGTTTCAGCAGCTCGATCTCTACGACCCCATCAACGCCGCAAAGGCTACAGAGTCACTTCCACCTCCACCCTACTACGTCTACCAGCAGACCGCCTCGAATGGGATCTTGTTTGACCTTGCTCGAGTCTTTGTTCAAAGCGACAGCTTCATGGTCAATGGCAACCAAGAGGGCACCAACAGTAGTGTCCAGTGCATCATGGACACTGTGCCGGACGTAGACAACATTACCCGCGGAGAGGCGCTCATCTTTGACCCTTTTTTCAACCGCTGGTACAGTGTCCTTCAGTCTTCAATGATGCAGCGTATGGCTTTTGCCATGTACTACCAAACGCGGGATGGTAACATCTACCCGCTGATGGTGCCCCCAGGAGACTTTTGGAGTCTCCTGGTCGTGTTTCGCCAAGACTAGGGTAGAGGAGTGTATGTATTTTTTGCATGATGCTCTTCTTTTTTCGTTTGAACCTTATTTAATCAAGTAAAAAAGGCTTGCTTTGACCAAAACACACACGCACACTCTCTCAAGCCTGTGCAAGCTTCCCCTCTGCAGCACAGTAGGCGTCGTACGCCTGAAAGTCAAAGGGGTTGTTGAGAATGTAGGCACTCTCCTTCATCCAGGCCATGCAGTGCTTCACGTCTGGGTAAAGCGGGTCCGTCGCGCGCACGAAGCCCACCTTGCCTCCGCTGACATGCTTCACCGCTTGGTTCCAGAACTCGCGGCAACGATCCTCGTGCGCGAGCCGCTCAGACTGATCCTCGTCATTCCACTGGCCGCTCTTGTACTGCTCCTGGAGCTTCTCGTACATCTCCCGCGTCTTGTCATAGGCCACAGACCCACGGGGGGTCAGGTACGCCCCGACACGGTACTTGGCCTCGGACCACAGTGCAGAGCGAGACCCCTCAGTCTCAATCTGCTCGGCGCCGTTTGTCATGTACGGGCTGTTCCCGACAGACACGAAGCGGGAAAACCCGCTCTTGGGGAGTGGCTCCACTGCCTTCTTCAAGACACTCTGGGGGGCGGCGGTGGTGAGCTTGGCAGAGGGGCGAAAGTAGGGTGACGCAGCAGCCGTCCGGGGATTGGTGTTGGACGTAGGAGCGGCAGCCTCGACGCCGGCGCTGGCGGCATCATGGGTCGACTGGCCAGGGGGGGCATCCGTGTCTTCAAAGCGCAGACGTCGAGCAACAGGAAGCTTCCCCAGACGACTCATGGTCAGTGGCTTGGAAAAATGAACCTTTATGGCGACACATTTTCTTTAATACACAGGATGATATCATTCTGACATCATCGATGAAATCACTGCCGTCATTGTCGCCACAACAACAATGCAGCAGGTAAGGAGTCAATGGAGCACCGAGTGCCCGGCGACCGCCCCCTCTTCAATCGTCACCTCGTCCAGCGCCGCCTGCAGCCCTTCGTCCAGCCCGTTGTCCTCGAGCTCCGTCGGTACGTCCTCCTCCTCCTCCTCCTCGTCATCCGGTGCCGCGCTTGACGCCAATTCCGCCTGGGGAGCAGCGCTAGCTTGGTTGGCGAGATCCCGAAGCTGCTTGGGTGCCCAGGGCTCAAAGACCTGCTCCTTGACCGGCGAGGAGTTGTGGTAGGCGCCGCTCTCACGACCGTCGGACACGCCAGCCAGTCGCGCACGAGCTAGCTCGGCGCGAGGCGACTTCCAAAATTTGGGGTCGGCAATCTGGACCCCCATCCGGTAGTCGATAATAGCGTCCCGCATTGCTGGGGCGTCAGGCGCCGTGAGCATCTCCTGGTAGTCATTGATCAAGCGGTCAAACCGGACCAGCGCCTCTTCAATGACCGCCGCAGGGCCACACTCGGACACCCCAAAGTAGGGGGCATCCTCGGAGGTGGTGACGCGCAGACCGATGAACATGTCTCCAGCGGAAGCGAGCAGATTCTCCACGTCAGCCATACGCGCGCGCAAAAGTGCATGCAGGCACCCGATGCGCACCACCGAGGGTGGGCAGAACTTCCGGACCTTGGCACTGATCTCCAGTTCGCGAGCCTCTAGCGCAGCCTGCTCCGCAGTACGCTTTTGGGGAGATTCGCTTGCTGCAGCCGCCATCTGGTCGTAAAATGTAGCCGAGTGAAGAGTTTTTGCTTTTACATCTCTGCGATGATATCATAATGATGTCATTTTTCGCTTACCACCAAACATGGCTGAGGCTAAACGACATTGTCATCACAACGATCTCAAGAACCTGTGCGCACCGGGTATCAGCGACACTAAGAACTGCACCCTCTACATTGACCCCCAGTTCGCGTCCCCCGCCTTGCTTGCCTTTCTCAACAACTACGTGCGTTCGCACCGCCACCCGCAGCCTCAGTTCCTCGGCTCCGACACGCTGATCTTTGAGAACAGCATCTACTTTCACTTTTTTCAAGGCGAGTTCATGATGGCCTTTCCCCACTTCAAGATTGTGGAGATTGGCCAAGTAATTGTGCGCCACGAGGCCCCAGTCCCCAATGCAGTACATGGGGAGCTACGTGTGGTGGACGAGTACATTACTCTTGAGCACCGCATTGCTTTGCGACACTAGAGTTTTTGGCTTGAATAAAGTGGGTGGAATGCCAGGACCCGGGAGCAGATTTAACCGCTTGATTCCTGTCTTGCCTGGAGCGACACCCCGTAAAGGTTTATGCATTCCGTTACGTCGCTCTCGCTCCTTCAACTAAGTGAGTGATCGCCACTCATCGGAAGTAATTCCCCCGCCTAGGTGGAGGCTTCCGCTCAGTTGGTTTCCAAAAGAAGAGGAAGCCTGAGTTTAATCCCACCCATACCATCACGAACGTACAATCAACCCCCACCATCGATTATGGGTTCACTTCACCCAGCGCTCTGGATGCTCTGGATCCTTTCCCTCGGACCCAAAAATAGGGTTCAGCATCGCTTCATGCATCCCACGCATCCCGTACAGTATCTCCGAGTTTTCCTTCATCCACGCATAGGTGTTGTGCACCGGCTTGAGCTCCATATGTCCGTTGCTTGTCTCCTTGTACAGATGTGTTGCCCGCGCTGGCTCTACCAGGTAGTTGAGGGCTTCGCGGGGGTCAAACGAAGGAAAAGCCTTGTACACGGGGATCCACTGGAAGTCGTCCAGAACAGCTTGTGCAGCCATTCGCGCCAGTTTGTTTGTCGCAACACGCTGCAGTGTATCTCCACCCGCATACATGACTGCATCAGGCAAATCCACGGCAATCCGGATCTGCGCTTCTACCACCGCATCATCCGTCGCATCGCTCGGGTTTGGCATTGCCAGAAATCGTGTCGTCAGGCCTCGCCCGTGGGTAATGTATTTCGAAGTCATGGTACCGGAAAAATGACACAAAACACCTAACACTTGTCCGTTGGCATCCCCCCGTACTTCCCAGCATCCTCGTCAAACGCGCGGGATGGAACATAGGCAGGCATGGCCTGGGTCGCGTAGTTCCCATACACAACCCCACTGTTCTTCAGCACATACGTCTCGGGAATAGACACCCCCTGGCGAGCCGCTTTTTGCGACGTCAAATAGAAATCAAGTTGTGGGTTGGCCAGCGCCATCGCACGTGCCTTGAGCTCCATCAGTCGCTCCGCGTCTTTCTTGTTCTCTTCACGCTCCTCAGCCTCTTCCTCTCGAATCTCGTGCTCAGCCTTTTGCAGCTGAAAGTCCGACGATACCCGCCCTCGGCTGCCGTTGATTGAGGCTCGAATGGACGACATTTCAAGTGGCTGTAAAATGACTTCTTACCTTTTCACCCTGTCCCGTTGATCGGGTCCGCGTCATCTGGTGCTGGCGCTTGTGGTGCGGGTGACAAGTCTGGGGTCGTATCGTCATCCCCCAGAGTAGGTGCTGGAGGAGGGTCCATTGTAGCAATGGCGGGATTCTCAGCTGGGGGAGTAGGAGGCGCTGCTGGCTGCGGTTGCTCCTCCATAGCCACCGGATCAACCACTTCGTCGTCTTCCTCGCCAGCTTGGTCTGTCTTCACCGCTTGTTTTGGTACGACTCGAGCCGTTGGGAACCCGAACTCATCCACCGTATCAAGAGCCTGAAACTCTCGTTGATGATTCTTCATTCTGGACGTGTACCGTTGCACATTCTGCTCTCCTGTACGCACGTCCTCACGCCTGACCTTGATCTCCTCTTCCAGCTCTGGAGGAATAGGCGAGCCCCTGGCGGTGTACTGGGCAGCAGCTTGCTCGGCCTCTTGTAGATCTTGGATCATGGAAGCGTTGTAGTAGTATTGCCGTGCCCGCTTACGGCGCGCATCTTCGAGCGCGTCTAGAGCTTGCTTCTCAAGATGTTGAGTCCAATCCCCTTGTCCGTTTGTCATCTCGCCGAGAGAAGAAAAATAATCTTTATTTTTTCTGCACGCCTACAATGCAGAACCCCCAAGATCTTTATGTCCCCGGGTCACTCCTTCGCTTTGAAGTATTGCTGGACGAACAAGTGGCTCGCTTTCAGCGCATCCACCTCTCGGCCAAGGAAGAGCTCGACAAGATATGCCTTCTCCAGGGCACCGTCGACACACTGCGTGCAACGGGCAATGTCGTCGAGGGTGACTCCCAGAAACTCAACGAGCATTCGGCGCGCCTCAACACTGTCATGTTGTGTACGGGGACGGTGTTGAATGCTTTGAACCGGGCACGCTTGATCATGGCTAGCCCACTTTAATTAAACACACTCGGCTACTGGTACACACGCCCGTCGACCACCATCAGCCCATAGAATTGGGCTACCCGGGGGTTCTCCGCCAGCCACTTGCAGCGGTCGCCATACGTCTTGAGCTCGCCACCACCGAGGCCCAACACTTGGCGAATCGACCCCTTTTCACTGCAAAGCCCCACATTCACCATAGTCATAAAGTGAAAAAACGCCCCACCATGCGACGTCTCACGCACCCCCCCTTCATACGCCTGGTATGCGGATAGGTAGAGTGCTCCATTTGCCCCGTTGCCTGAAAGGGCTCTCTGAACCTTCCGCTCCCCCTCCATCGCTTGAAAGGCGGCTTTGAGCTTGCGCTGCATCGACTGGTCCGCCACTTTGTCAAAGACTTCCCCTTCAAATGCCCCCCGCATGTAGTCGTTGGAAATCATTGCCCAGATGAATTTGACGTATTCATCGTTCGCACGAAAGCGGCGGCGTTGTATCTCGTCGCTTATGTCACTGGCGCTCGAGGCCATGCCGGAAGAAAAAATGACTTTTGCTTCTAGGCACCAAAGTTGTATGCATCGATGATATCATCCGTGCTTGATATTTTATTTTCTTCTACACTCTTGGTTCATTTTCTCCTATGGCTATCCGGCTCAAGTTATGCAACAAAGACTGCTGCATCTATCTGTTCGCACACCCAGAGTGCGTGAATATGTGGGGCTCCTTAATTCCACCCACCATCGAGGACCTGCCCGGCGTCCCGCACCCCCCAAGCAAGCTGCCCGTACCCCTCGGGCCCATCAACGCCAAGCCCTCCCCCTCTTCGCCATAGTGTGCGAGAGCTTGTGGGTGACCGCCATGATTCTTTTACTGTGCAAGTAAACTACACCCAGGAAAAAAAATTTTTTAGCCAACGACACACATGCCGACACCCACCCCTTGGAAAAAAAATTTTTTTAGCCACCGACACACATGCCGACACCCACCCCCTTGGAAAAAAAATTTTTTT